TTTCTCTCCAGTCTTGAGATTCTTTACATTGTATGTAGGCATTAGTCTATCCTCAAACAGGGTTGCAAGTCGTCCCAGTCATCGGGACATCCACATTCCTCTTTGTCATCACACCAGTCAAGTGCTTTAGCAACAGTAGGAAACTGACATGCGAAGTGTCGCTTACACAACTCAGCAATGTCCATGTGCTCCTTCTGTGTGCCATTAGCACAGCGCAATTCAATATAATGGATCCATGAACGCACAGATCCTGTCATGAAAATTCTTGTGGGAGCGGCGAGGGGAAGCACAAAACGAGCGCACTCCTTTGCCACACCTTCACGAAGCAATTCATTATAAAGATCCATCCCTTCGATAAAGTATTGATGGATACGACCTTGGAGAAATGATTTCTGGTCTGCAGGCACACCGTCAATACTATTCTGACGATTCTTTGTGTCCTGTAGACGCAGGTCAGGCACCTCAATAGTATCACTCAACAGATTAGTATCTGCATAGCGTTGAGAGAACTCTTGATAGGTAAAACTACGGTGCCTCAGTATTTGAGCCGCTAGTCCTCTAGTAGTATTGATTTCAAGTGTCATGTGTGCTTGCTCAAATACAGACCAGTGTCCATGCTTGATACAATACTTAAGTAGACCAGCAACCTCAGGGTTGTCTTGATTCTTTGGGTTGCTTACGCGAGCAACATATCCCATGTGCTTCTCAGCATCAGGGGTCACAGATACCATGCATACCTTAGAGGAATGCTGAATAGGATCAGAATAAAATTTAGTCATTCTTTGGAATCAGGATGCGAAAAATTACAAGTAGTCCCATGCTAGTCCAATACCCTAGCGCAGGCAATCCAAACAGTGCAGGAATAAACATATTCCATACAACCATTAGGACAAGGGGTGATAGAAAGAGAGTGCCTAGTCCTGCCACGATCTTCTTCCCCGTCTCAATGTTTCTCTCTTGCTCCGACAATTCTTCTTCCTTTTCCAAAGCAGCATCAACTGCTGCTTTCATGTCATTGACTTGCTGCTCAGCAGCACGTCTGGGATCAAAGTATACATGATCTTTAGTCATTTTTTGCCTTTCTGTTGCTTTTGATTTGGATCTTGCCATAGCTTAGGTGAAACTCTTCCCTCCGTTTGTTTATACCACTTCAAGTCTTTCTTGTAGCGGTCGTAGTAGTGATCAAAGATATCAACATTCTTGTTGCTTGTCACAATATCATAGTGTTGTGTCCCATCAATCAAGTAGCAAACAATGAAGGACGTATAAGGTAACGTCCTATCCTCTGCTGCTTCAGGTTGACAGTCATGTTGAAGTACTTTGATCTTGCTCAAGACCTACCGCCCCACTCAACATTGGGAAAGGCTTCCTTCACTACTGCCAGAGTGATACGATACTTCTTGTGCAGAGTTTTGTTTACTGCTTTGATCAGGACTTCTGCTTCAGTTGCGTGGAGTCCTTCAAGCATTTGAATAAACATACTCTCGACCTTCATGGTTGGGAGAGTATCATCTCCTCCTTTGAAGAAGCGATAAAGTTTCTTACCCTCTTTTTCGAGCAGGGTATGCTCGGTGCCCACAGGTGCTTCGTTAGCACGGTAAGGGACATCCTCACCCAGAGGCACACGAGGGACCACAGTATTATCAAAGTTGATAATGAAGATAGACCTGAGTGTCTGGGTGTTATTCTCTTGCAAGATTTTAATCTTTGCTGCTTTAGTCTTAGCATTATGTGCTTTCTGAAGCACTTCAGAAATCATCAGTTTCATGGTTTAAGTAATAGGTTTGCATTCACTCATCGTCTTCCATAATATCATCTTCATCTGTAATACGCAAGTAGAGTAGGTCTGCAGGGTCTGCCATGCCATCTTCACCCATCATTTCAGGGTGCATAACGACAGCAGCATACTCAGCACGCTCCTTCCATTGATCAAATACAGACTTCAGATTCCAAGATGTAACGAATCCTAGGAGAAAGGATCCGATTGTAAGAAAGAAGGCAATGTAAAGAAACGAAAGATCAGCCATGGTGCCTCCTATATGTCTTGTTGAATACTATTTAGCGGTCTTCTTGCGTCTTCCTGGCTTCCTCTCAGCGTGATACTTCCAAGAGTCTTCCAAGATGCCATAGAGATAGTCACGAATCTTTCGTGCCTTTGGTTTAGGGATGTGCCCATACGCTTCGCGCAGTTGCTTATCACCCCCTTTGATGTATCCATTTAACTCTTCAACTGTGTTGCTGAGTTGTGCAGCAGTGGACGACTCGATGAATTCATTTGTCTCACGTCGTGTCCACTTACCTGCCTTCAGATAATTATACATTTTGAATAGGAATCTACCGTTGAGCATTGCCTCATCGAGTGCCCGCTCAACGAGTTGGTAGACTTCAGTTGTGTCTTTTGACTTCACAGTAGATTGTTTTCCCTCAGATATTTGACAGTTTCGGTGCAACCACCCATCTTATGTCCATTGATTAGGACCTGTGGAAAGGTGGCACCACGACCAAATTGCTCGTAGAATTGCTCCCTTGTAAAGTTAACGTTCAATGTGAATTCTGCAAAGCTATACCCTTTCATTCTATACACTTCTTTAATCTTAGTGCAGAAAGGACATCCAGGTCTAGTGTAAATTGCTGTGTTTCCAGGTTTTGCCATGGCGATATGTAATAGGAGAATAAAAAAGGGTCCCGTAGGACCCTCTGCGGAGCATCAGATTCCGTCTAAGTTATATATCAGAAGGTATACTTCAGACCTGCCTTAGCACCGTATCCACGGTCGATGCTGTCATCACCACTGCCCACGAAGGACACTTCACCATAGACACCAACGGCATCAGTCACAGCGACGCCAAGACCTGCCTTACCTGAAGGGACGGTATCAGTTTCGCCATTGTCAGGGGAAACCAGACTAGCACCGCCTTGGACGTAGTAAGATGCGCTTTCACCAAGAGCACCTTCGTAGCCTACATGGAAATCTGTAGTCGCGCCAGTGTAATCAGCGCCAGTCCAACCTGCATTGGTTTCCACGTTGACGTAGGGACCAGCAAGGGCAGCAGATGGGGCTACCACAGCAGCAGTAGCGGCAAGAGTTGCGATTGCAGTTTTAATCATTGTTGTTTTTCCTTTTGTTGTTTCTCGTAGAGTTTAACCCACGGATGATAGGAGACTCGACATGTCTCCGTTTGTTTACAGTCTGTAACAATCGTCACAGGTGGTTATTTATAACAGTTTTTCTTGAAAACGTCAAGCCCTTGTGCCAGTTGGACACCGCTTGACTTTCTCGATCAACTGCTCGGAGAGATTATAGTATAGAGCATAGGTTTCTGTCAAGACATAGTATCCAGTCAGGTCCTTGCCATCATCCGTCCATCCGTAGGAGATGACACGCTCATGGACATCCGCACAGTCAAGTAAACGATTAGTGTTTAGGTAATGGTTATACTTCTGATGCAGATTGATCATGGTCTTCTCCTTTGGACTTAGATAGTATATCACGAATCTCTGACATCTGTCCAGTCGTTAGATTATCTTCAGGTTTCACTTCTTCTTTCTGTTGATCCTCTGGGGGTGCCAGCATGGTCTGGACTGCTTCTAGGTCTTCCACCATACCGACAGGCACAAACCCACCACCAAACGCTTCAGTCTTGCCAGGTTTGTTATCCATACCCTGCACCTCTGCAAGGTTAGACCTCCAGTATCTCTTCATCTTTTTCATCATCTTCTTACGACCCTTAGGATCGTCTTTGTATTTCTCGATGACTTTTCTGAGTGCTTTCAACTCACGGGATGATTTCTCTAAGGATCTCTCCGCCCATCCCTCTCCTGCATTACCAAAACCTGCCATAGTTACGTTGTTTGTGTGATAATAAGTTTGAATCTGATACGATGTTTATCTCTATCGGAGCTAGTATACCATATTGGTGACTGTTTGTTATGTGACTCCTGATAGACTGCTTCCTTTGCTGCCCTCTTCTGCCCATCTTTCTCGTAGAAAGCGGCAAGTTTCTTAGGTAGTTTGAAGTTACCCTTCATGTCTGGGTAGTAAGGTGAGTTTGCTGTGTCCTCCATTGCATTGTATGCAGCGTTGGGATCAGAGTTACCACCACCATCGGTAGTAAGATCTGATATCACCATTGTAGCATTAACGTCAAATCCATTTCCAGCATCGTCATCCCATTGGATCTTCTGACCACCATCTCTGATTCGGAAACCAGCAGATCCACTTTGACTACCACCCAACCAAACGAATCCTTGCTCATCATCATCGGCATCCACTTGCCACAATGAAGTGAATCCACGATCAGGTCGCCCATGCTCACTGTCTGGATCAGGGAAGTATCCTACCGTCTGCTGATGCAACTCTGGATCAGTAAGGTATTGTGGATTGTTTTCCCATCCAGGTACAATGATAGTCTTTGCATAGTTTGAAAGCATTGTAATGTCACCAGCATTAAATGCATCTCTAGCAGTTTCATAGTTAGTATTCTGACCCGTGATCGTCCAGTTGTATGTGGTGCCACCAGTGACAGAGAAGGATCGAGTTTGGTTTCCAGTAGTGTTGTTACCTTGATCGAATGTCTGACCTTCAATCTCAAGTGTACCAACTGCTTGACCAGAGGTGTTTGGATTATCATCCCAATCAAAGTCAAGTGTAATGGTGCCAGTGCCATCACCCTCAACCTGAATACCTGTGCCATCAGGCAAGAAGTATGCAGACAGAGGACCAGTTGCACCCTGACTGTATCTCTTGGGTGGCCAGTAGAGGTCAAACTCCATGCCCTCAGAGTATCCTATACCCGTCTGCAAGACCTCCAGCAAGGAGATAGCACACATCCATCGCGGTGGGTAATTGTTTCCTCCCTCAGGGGATCCTGCTTCATTAGGAATACCCTTGGATGAATAGAAAGTAAATCCTATCCTGACCTTCGCCATGATCTGTGCTGCTGTAGCACCATCAAAGACAGCATCATTCTCAAACTCATTACCATCAAGGTAATAGTCTTGAATGAATGTGTTTGCATTGAAATCAGTGAGGACTTGAGGTGACTGTGTGTGTCCATCGAATCGCTGGTTTGCCGCTGACTGGAATCCACCAACCACATACCAAGGTTTCTCTTGTCTAGCGAATGTCACTGGACCTCTATCACTGATAGAGTCTGTTGTAATCAGGTGACGTTTGAGCAGATCACCATAGTCACCACCGACAACCTGCATACGGTATCCCTTAGACCCTGAATTATATTCAGACTCTGCATCTTCAGGATAACCTGTGTCAATATATCCACCTGAGATGTCAGGTAGCAGAGGGTTGTGTTGATTTCTAGGGTTACCACCCAAGACTTGAGGACCAGGAGGTGTCGATGATTGATTCTGTAGTAGACCATGCATGGATGTGCGTACTGAGTTGAGATACACCTCAGTGGTTGCCTGCTTAGGACCAGCAGACTTCTTATTAGATCTGGCAGTGTTGTGCCAACTGTCAGTGACATAACTACCCGCTCTCACCTTACCATCAGACTTAGCATTGATAGTAGCAGAGTTAGAAGGATAGAATTGCATATCAAGTCCAGTGATAGCACCTGCAGACTGGATAGAAAGCAACTGAGTATTCATCATGGAGCGAGGACCCAGTGCATTGTCACCAGATGCGGTGCTCAACTGCAGACCCCAAGTCATCTCAAACTTACCCGTGTCTACATTCCATAGCGCACAGTATGGTGTGATGGTCCCTGTAGGAGGACCAGACCTGATCTCCATCAGTTTGAAGTTGAGTTTATCCCCTGCACTCAGGTTGATATCACCATCATATAGGTCTTGACCAATAGTCGGCCATGACCCAGCGTCATACCTGTCGTTAAAAATGGTGGACCCATTCTTTTGCATTCGCATTTTGAATCTCATGCAGTCACCAGTGGTGCCGCCAGTGATACCACCAAAGGACTTCAGTCTAAATCTACCACCAGTAACGCAGGTGATAGTTTGATTACGACCCTGTGAAATACTGTAGTCACCTGTGCATCTACCACACTCATGGTTTTCATCCCATTCACCAAAGACCATGGGTGAATAGTTACCACACTCTTGACGTTGCAACACAACGTCCTTGAAATTTTTCTTGAATGCCTGAGGCTCACAAGGGTTAGACAGATCGATCTTCAGCATAACAGGCTCAGGTCTGTCATCTGCATACACCCAGCACTGGATACCTTCGTATGTGTAACCAGGATAGGCAGTAAACTCTACGTTATGCCAGAGGATCAGGTCATCGTAGTCATCATCACCATCGATAAGGTCTTCCCACATCTGTTTGTTAGGACCCTTCCACTTGGTGTAGTCCTTCTCATCCTCAGGATTCCATTTCTTATCTGAGAAGAGAATGTAATCATTCTCCTTAGTATCAATACCTTGTCCTCTGAATCCAGGACCATGACCATTGGAGTGTGACTGGATGTCAAATGTCTGGTTGACACTCAAACTATTCTGATCAGCACCATCAGACAACAGGAAGAATCCCATGGTGCCACCAGCATATGCTTGCAACTCAGACGTGCTCAGTGTGATGGTCTGTGTCTCGTTACCACCACCTTCACTTGCTTCCTTAGCACTAGGCACAACAATCTTACCCCACTGAGGACCATCGCTGTCTGCCAAATAGAAACCAAAGGCATTGTCATATCCTGCCTTACCCTTCTCCACATCCATGCGGATGGTCAGAGCGTTAGTAATCTTCTTAGGAATACGGTATGCAAACCTGCTGTCAGAGACTCTCTGAGGGGTTGTATTGTTTTGGGGATCAATAGTATACCTATGGTCTCCCGTAGAGGGGTTGTAGAAGCGGTGGAGACCATACAGACGCTCCCTGTCAGCAATGTATGAGATACCATCACCCTTCCTCTGGAAGACATAACCAAGGATACTATGGAAGACCATGCCAGCACTATTCATGGTCGCTCTCTCACCCTTACCCTCACTGTCAGGCTCACCAGGGTTTGTAGTTAGGAAGTGATCGCTTTGATTACCCTTGTACTTAAACAGGGGTGTGCTGAATTCTCTTGACTCAGGTCCAAGAATGACTGCCATGATTGTCATCTGCTGCTGTCCATCCTTTCCATTCTGCTTAGGCATGAATGTAAAGGGAATCTCAACACCAGACTCAGGCAGTTTACCTTCCCAAGATGTGACTCTCCATTCACTATCGATGTCGTCTACATCACCACCACTAATTCTATAGACAGGTCTGACTTCAAAGTTAATAACTACCCTACCATATCTAATGGTGTGCTGTGCAATGTCTCCTCTGACACTATTGCCATTAGGTAGACCTACATTTTTCTTAGGCCAAAACTTAGCACCACCCTCATTATAAATCCACTGACCAGTGCCCTGACCTTGCTTATTAGTTGTCTTGATTGGTGGATTATTTTCTTCGTTACTAAATCCTGCAGCACGGTTAGTGACCAACTCAACGTTGACACCAGTGCCACCTGCTCTACCACCAGTCTTTTCTTTTAGCACCCACCATGCAGGCTCAGAGTTAGTCAGGGTGTATCCACTAGGAGGAGCGAGCTCATTGTGATAGTTGTATTCATCACCATCAACAGACTCGTAGACAGGTAGTCTTTCGGGGAAGCAATTCTTGATGCAAACCTCAGTCTGGTTAGCAGACCACCCACGAGGATGGAATCCATCACAGTCTGCCTTGGGAGGTGACCAACCACCACCAAGATAGGGTTTGAATGTACATTCAAGAGTCTTTCTTACACACTCCTCCCATTCTGTCCCTCCACCTTGACCCATGTCACAGTAGAGAAACTTCTCAGGATTGCTACCAATGACTAACCACTTGCCGCCGCCCATGTCTTTGACTTTACCACGGACCTTTAACTTGATGACTTCTTCACAGTCATCTCCTCCACCACCTAACCACGGACCATCAGGTTGATCAGGTGTTGGCCATTTGATGACGATATTGTTGCCACATTCTATGCCAGGCAACTCAATACCTAACTCATCAGTAACAAAACAAATGATGGGATCGATGTTGACAATCGTAGGAAGGTCAGGGAGATCGTCAGGTGGACGAGGTGGTTGTGGGGGTGGTATGTCAGGGTAGCATCGTCCAACCAGATCCTGAATCACCTCAGCAGGTGTTGGGACTGGATCAGGTGACGGTGGTTGATCCCTCTCTGGAATGTTGATCGAGTCCAGAGGGTTAGGTTCGAGAGGCACCACGTCGGGACCGTAGCATCTACCGACGAGGGTTTGAATAATTTCTGATGGTGTCTGTGTCTGCACAGGACCAGACGAGGATGCAGATGCTGGCGTGAATTCACTCGCAGGATTCTGACCGTCAAGAGCGTTAGGCTCTAGACCGATAGGACCTGTCACGTTATAGCAACGTGCAACTAGATTACGAATATGCTCAGACATTAAAAAAGAGGAGTGGTTGCCCGCTCCTCTATTTAGTTAGACGTTTAGAGTCTTATATCAACCGATTGCAGGTGCAGTCAAGGCCACAGGTGTGGACTCAGCAGTCGCAAGATCGAGGGGGAAGTTGTGTGCATTTCTTTCATGCATGACTTCCATTCCAAGACCTGCTCTGTTGAGAATGTCTGCCCAAGTTGGGATGACTCTTCCACCAGCGTCAACGACGGACTGGTTGAAGTTGAAACCGTTGAGGTTAAATGCCATGGTGCTGACGCCGAGGGCGGTAAACCAGATGCCCACAACAGGCCATGCTGCCAAGAAGAAGTGCAGCGAGCGAGAATTGTTGAAAGAAGCATACTGGAAGATCAGACGACCAAAGTAACCGTGAGCGGCAACGATGTTGTAGGTCTCTTCTTCTTGACCAAACTTGTAACCGTAGTTTTGTGACTCGGTTTCAGTAGTTTCACGGACCAAAGAAGAGGTCACGAGACTACCGTGCATAGCAGAGAAAAGAGATCCACCAAAGACACCAGCAACTCCAAGCATATGGAAGGGGTGCATCAGAATGTTGTGCTCCGCTTGGAAGACAAACATGTAGTTGAATGTACCAGAGATACCAAGAGGCATACCATCAGAGAAAGATCCCTGACCGAAAGGATAAACGAGGAAGACTGCAGCGGCAGCAGCAACAGGTGCTGAATAAGCAACGCAGATCCAAGGACGCATACCAAGACGGTAAGACAGTTCCCACTCACGACCCATGTAGCAAGCTACACCGATAAGGAAGTGGAATACAACCAACTGATAAGGACCACCGTTATACAACCATTCATCCATGGTCGCTGCTTCCCAGATAGGATAGAAGTGCAGACCAATAGCATTAGACGAAGGGACAACAGCACCAGAGATGATGTTGTTACCATACATAAGAGATCCTGCAACAGGTTCTCTGATGCCATCGATGTCCACAGGAGGAGCAGCGATGAAGGCAGTAATGAAGCAAATTGTAGCGGCGAGAAGGCAAGGAATCATAAGGACTCCAAACCAACCAACATAAAGACGATTATTTGTGCTAGTAACCCAGTTGCAGAAAGATTCCCAGTTGGAAGACTTCCTACCTTGGGTAAGAATTGTACTTGACATTGAAAAAAAGGGTAAGTAATACTGCAGGGGACAGTGTTAGAATTATTCCGTCAACCACCCTCAGGTTGTCGGTATGAGAGACTGTTATTTAACGACGCTGTTTAGTCTCGGTGAGGCGTCGATCGTTTTGTAACGATGTGTATACTATATAGGGATATCCACACTTTGTCAAGAGTAATTGAAGGTGGACTCTAGGAAAACTGACATAGGGGGACAGGTCTCACCATAACGTTTGACTTGTGCCCACTTGTCCTTCCACTGATCAACCTTACGTTGGGTGACCAGTGGAGGATAGTTGAAATAATCATACAACCTTTTGTTGACATTCGTGTATCCAGATCCAGTTAGAATGTGGACCACTGGTGTCGATCCATGAATGATAGGCTCATTGTTGACCATCATATACTGAATGACCTCATGAGTGCCCTTGATATTATACTCTACACCATCACTGACGTGTCTCCAGAAAGGATTGTCGCGACGACGTGAGTAATAGTAGTGTGCTTCTACAAATTCCAACCACCCGTCCATATGCTCACCGAGATTATTGTTGAAGCGATCACGTTGGAATTGTCCAGGCAGAGGTGCCTCCTGTAGGAGGTCCATGAGAGCAAGGATGCCATGGTGTGTGTTGAAAAGACTTGTAGATTCTAGCGGCTCGATGAATCCATATGAGAGTCCGATGGACACACAGTTACCTGTCCATGCCCTCTCGTGTCTGCCGTTGTCAAACTTGACTAGGCGAGCATCATCCCAACCAAATTCTTCCCATGCCGCATCATCAGTTTGAAACTGAGAAGAATACACATACCCTCTACTGATGAAATCATAGGTAGGGATAGTCCACTGCCATCCAGAAGACATCGCTTTGGCATTGGTGTAGGGCACCATCTCTGCCTCACGATTGATATAGTCAGTCTTAAATACAAGTGCTCTATCAGTTATGATAGATGAGAAGGGTTTCCACTTACTAAGCGATCCTGCGAGCACTGCTTGCTGCCCAGTACAGTCGATAAAGAGATCACCAAAAATCTTTTCTCCCCCGAGGGAGTAAGGACCACCTGCGACCACGACGTGCTCGATGTCCCGCCCCTTAATAGCAACAGACTTAACTTTGTTATCAACCACCTTAAGATTCTTGCAGAAGGTCTTACGGAGGAAGTCGGAGAATGCTGCTCCATTGATGTGGAAGGATCGATCTTTTGCGAGGTCATAGGGCTCTAGAATATCTTTATTCAGTGGGAGTCGCCCTGCTTCTGCCACTGTAACAAATGGCATGAAGACCTCCGAGAATGGAGGTAGATTCTCTGGATGAAATGCTTTGGCGAGCATCCACTCCTGAAATTTTACTGTCTGTAGGACTGATTGTCCATTGGGATAATGAAATACTTCACCCTCCTTTACGAATCCATCAAACCTAGAAGAAGATTTGAAGGTTGCTCGTGCAGCAGGAAGAAATACCTCATCAGTAATCCCCATATACTTGAGGTACTGATTGATGTGAGGCGTAGTGCTTTCGCCAACACCAATAGGATCTCCACTGGAGATCATAGTGATGTCCCATTGAGGAAAGGTTTTACAAAAAGCAGCGGCAGTCATCCATCCTGACGTGCCACCTCCAACGATAACAATACGCATACTATTCGGGTTTAGGTTGTTGTTTCTTTGCTCGCTTCAGCATCTTAACATATGCCAACTCGTATTCACTATACCAGTCAGGATGCTTCTTCGCTCGCTTGATTAGTTTCTTGATCGCTTTCTTGTCGGACAGGTCCTTCATTTATTTTCTTCCAGAGGTCAAACTCTTTAGAAATTCCGTCACCAACAAAAGCATAAAGGTCCCCATTGTGGGACCTTAATTCTTCTTCTAATTTTTCCTTTGTGTCTGGTACCTTCAGCATACCGTTTGACACATAGTAGTGACAGAATTCATACACTTCTCTATTTATGGGGATTCCCTGATGTATGAAAGAGGTGAGGCAGAGTTGCCTCTCTACCATTTTACCGTCATCGTAGCGCCAGTCATCAATCATAGAGAAATCATCCTAAATTCTTTCTTAGTTTTGAATGCATCCTGACCTGCTTGACACAGATGCAGGAGAAATTGTGCCTTGTGTAAAGAGAGATTGGAATAATTCTTTAGACGAATCCAATCTCCTTCCCAGTAAAACTCCAGACAATACATTGTCTCATCCAAACATCTTAAGTTTATTTAGATATTCGTATGCATACAACTCTCGGTTACCTTTGATGCCCCAACCCAACCAACGGTAGGCAGGTTTCATATAGTAACTGATAGTTTGTCCACCCCCTTGGAAGTAAGGAAGTTGACGTTGGAATACACTCTCGTTAATCATGTAACGGAGTTGGCAGTTGAATTCAGAAGGATCACAGAAATACTTCTTGGCAAACTTACCAAGGTTATTGTATCTGTTTACGCTGGTCCACTGAATGATGCCATAACCACCCCGATGACAATCGTGGTAAGGAACTCTAGCACCTCCCTCGCATATATTGGCAATGAAATTAGACTCCTGTCTAATGTTGCCAAGAATTGTAGCAATAGCATTTTTGTCGTTAATCTTTACGTCTTGAAGATACGCTACAACTTTTTTCTCCTCAGGTGTGCAGTCAACACACTCCCATCTGCGCTCATAGATCTTGGTAGGTCTGAGTCCTGCTGCTTCAGATTTCTGAGGGGAAGAGGAAGCACATGCCATAAGCAATGGCAGCAGTGATGCTGTCAATACAAGTGGTCTCATGTTTAGTCTATCCATAGTTAAAAGGGGTCCCGCAGGACCCCGTTAGTATAGCGTATTTAGTTGTCGGTGTCAACGCGGCGCATAGGCAGGGATCATCATGCCCCCACCGCCATCGTCGTCGTCATCATTATTGTTAACTGCCCGTAGAAACAATTCAATAGCAACGAGAGCACCTATTGGATAGAAACACCAGAGGATTGCTTTCCATGCAGGGTATGAATCTACTACGAAATCAGTCATCTACCACAGACCAGGAATGATCTGTCCTGTTAGTGCGTAAGCACCGAATGCTGCAATGATTCCTACCATTGCTGCCCATCCATTAAATCTTTCTGCTTCAGGTGTCATTAGAATACTCCGAAGAAAAGTTTGCCAGTGAAGGCATAGGACAGGAATGCGGAGACCAAACCAAGCATGGCGAGTCTACCATTAAGCTTTTCAGCTTTCTCGTTGTGAGTTTCGTAAACGTCAGATTGCATTTGCTTCAATACCTCAGGATCGATATAGGGTTGAGTCTCTCTTCCAAACATATTCTGTTGTCCGTACTCGTTTGTAGTGACAGTCATAAATGGTTTGTTAAGAAACGTTACAATACTATATATCAGTTTGTAAAGTTTGTCAACCCCAAACCTTAAGAAAAGGTGATGACATCCTGACCGAAGTTGGTATCAATGTTTACAGGTCCTGCTGCTGCAATGGTATCGGAGGACAAACTGATGCTGCTACTTGGCCACCCACCCTCTGCTTCGGGAGAAAAGAAGTAATCACCTGCAGGAGTCTCAGTCAGAAGGTCCTGTTGGAATTGGATCTGGGGCACGTCATCAGCACAGTCCTCATAGATGGTCTGCACACCATTGTAGTGACGCCACAACTCACTCAGGTGACTGCGGTTGAATTTGGGATCGTCGATCGCACTGTGCAATGCTTTCTTCAGTGCTTCGGTTGCTGCTTTCAATTCTGCTTTCATAATTCCAATGACGGATTACTCCGCTAACGATAAAACAATTAGTGACAAGATAGGATACAAAAATGCAGGTGCGGACACCTGCAATGTAGTTATCATAGGGTCCTGTCTTGTCATCAGAGAATGACCCTAGAGAGTACTTCCAGACTCTAATTATATGCTGTAACGACATTCTTCACATAGGATGGCACACCATCGGGGTCCAACCACTTGGTGTATTCAAAGTCTTCCATAGCATAATCAAGTTGAGTGCTATTGTCCAAGAGATACATGTCCTTATACTTGTCAGTATAGGAGTCTACCTTTTGGATACGGTAGTCTGGGAATCCATTCTCCAGCATCCCACACTGCACATAGCGGTAGGGGAAACGCTCAAGGAGGACGGTTACTTTTTTCATGTGTGTCTGAGTGTCTTCAAATATGATAGCACATTCTCACGAATCCACAAGAGCTCGTGATAACATTTCTGCTCATGAGCGTGTGCCCTGAGGTTTGAATCAGGCTCCAGCACACTCTCAATGAAAATGTCTAGTCCCCTATTCCATTTGTCTTTTTGTGACTCCATAGGCACCTCGTAAATTACGATATTATTTAACAATTAAACAAAGTTAAACCATCCAGTGATAATCATCTTCTCTTTTGTTTCGGACACTCTACCACGATGGTGGAATGTCCAGTCTGCTGGCCAGATCACAGTGTATCCACGCTGCGCTGGGACATATCTTTGTTGATGATACCATTCAGTGCCACCGTCAGGCACATCATTAAGATATGTCATGAAAACTAGGTGTCGGTAGATGTTTCCAGGCAGAGAGTTAGACCTTTCGGTATGCCACTGCTTGAATCCACCGCCGATAGGATAGTGTTGCATGGATAGAGGCTCCACTATCTGAAAACGCGAGGTCTCCGCGAAGGGAAACCTCACAAGGTATTGATTTAGGACATCTTGAAGTGCCTTCATATAATTTTGCACTTGAGGGCAGTGAAGTTGAAACGGAATGTGTAGATCAGTAGAGTCTTTATACTCCTTGTCTACCGTTATATCTCCCTGCCTCATCACGCGACCTTCATGGAAATTCAAGATGGTTTGATTATGCCAGAATTCCTCAAGACCAACAACAACGGATTCATCAATAAAATTACCCCAGATAAAGTCATTACACTCATCATTTAATGGGGTGCAAATGTTGTTCTTATATAAAGTGATTTCTTCTTTAAGCATAATTCATCCCGACCAGGGTAAAGTTTAGGTCATTTCCAAGACACCATCAGCAATCATGTTATCAATGAGAATCGTATAGTCCTCTTCAATGTCTAGTCCCCAGAAGTGGACGTGACGTGCGCTCTTATCACTGTAAAAGCGACAGAGTGCTTGAAAGAGGGGTGGATTTTCTCTGTCAAGGGCGATGTTACCATTGACAGTATCCTTCAGAATTTGCAGACTGTCTGCAAAGCGATCTCTAACAGTCATGATTGACTCCTATTTTGTTTTTCCAACTTGCCCGAAGGCAACGAGACAGGTAGGGATCGAACCTACGACCGACTGCTT